GCAGGTTCTTTAGCTACAACTTTTTTCTTAAAAAATAATCAAACATGGAATAGTATATCTATGACTGGTTCAAACAATGGAGCATTAGTTGGACCCGTTACAGTATCGGGTACAATCACGATTCCATCAGGAAGTACATTTGTAATTTTATAATGAGTAAACTAGAGACAAACACTATTGATACAGTATCAGGAACTTCGACATTACAAGTTGGAAGTACGAACACAACTACTATTACTTTAGGTGCTAGTGGTGATACAATCAATGTACCATCAGGAGTTACGATCGCTAACTCTGGTACAGCGACAGGATTTGGTGGAATTACAGAAGCTGACCAATGGAGATTAAGTACAACGCTAACTTCAGTTACAGATAGTTATATAACTGCAAATTTAGAAAGAGTTGATAATACTGGTTGGGGAAAAATTGGAACTGGTATGTCTGAAAGTTCTGGTGTATTTACTTTTCCATCTACTGGTACTTGGTTAGTTAAATATCAGTTTCTTTGCTATGGAATAGTTACACCATCTTCAAATTGGGATGGATTTGTTGATCCTGAAATTCATGTTACAACAAACAATTCAAGTTATGCTGCAATATCTAGAGGATATGCTGGTTTGTTTGATATGGGTGGTAACATAGGAGGAAATGGAACTATGATAGAAAGTTTGATTGATGTAACAGACACAGCAAACGTTAAAGTAAAATTTTATATAAATTCATTATCATCAACCACAACTATTTATGGTGCAACTGATAGAACTGGAACTGGATTTAGTTTTATAAGATTAGGAGATACATAAGATGAATAGAGATTATTTTCAAGAAGCATTACATACTTTTAATGGTGGTAATTGGTATGGTTGGAAAAAAGAAGATGACAATGGAAATAAAATTCCTAACTCTGAACGTATGAAATACCAACACATTAAAATTATTAAAGATGGCGCTGTTATGCCAACAGAGGCAGAAGTAAATTCAAAAATACAAGAATTAAAAGACGCAGAAACACAAAAAGCAAATGACAAAATATCTGCACATAATAAATTAAAAGCATTAGGTTTAACTGATGCAGAAATAGAGGCATTATAATATGGCAAACGGAACATTAAAAGTATCGAATATACAAACAAGCTCTGGATCAGGGACGATTACTATTGGTCAATCTGGAGAGACAGTTAATATTCCTTCAGGTGTTTCAAATGTTTTAACACCTATGTTTGCAGCAGCTATTGTTTCTAATCAATCTGTTTCAGATGATACATTTACAAAAGCACAATTTGCATCAGAAGTAATTGATACAGATTCAGCTTATGATAATTCAACAAACTATAGATTTACAGTTCCTAGTGGAGCTGCTGGTAAATATTTTGTATTGTTAAGATTACAAATTGATAGTGAAGCAAATACTAATTTAGATGTAGCAAAAGCGTTTATATATAAAAACGGTTCTGCTATTAGTTCTCCTACTAATTATGGTCAAGGTGAAATTAATTTTGCAGCTAATCCACCAAGAGAAACTGGTGTAGTAGTTTCTATAATTATAGATTTAGTAGCAGGCGATTATTTAGAGGCTTATGGTGCATTAGAAGCGACTGATGCATCGGGTGGACACTTTGGATCAATGAGTGTATTTGAAGGATATAGGATAGGATCATAATGACAAGTATATTAAAAGTAGACGAGTTACAGGATACAAGTGGTAATCTAATCATCAAAGAAGATTCGAATACTATTACTATCGGTGCATCTGGTGACACAATTAATGTGCCGTCTGGAGCAACGTTTAATGTTCAAGGAACTGCAGGAACTGGTTTTACTGATCCTGGATTAACTCATATTTCTTCACAAACAGTTTCAAGTGGTGTTTCATCAGTTGATTTTTTAAGTTCTTTTTCATCTACTTATGATAATTATATTTTATACTATAGCGATCTTGGAGTAGCCACAGATAATGTTGATTTATATATGAGATGTGCGTCCTCAACAGGAACTATATCTGGATCAGATTATGTTTGGGGTATAAGTGAAAGTAGATCAAATAATGGACCAACTGGAGACTATAGCACAGGAGCAACTCAATTTCATTTAACTTATACTAATTTAGGAAATGCAGCTACTGAAAGTTCTGGTGGTGAAATAATATTTTTTGGCACACAAGATACTACTCATCATAAAATGGTAAAATCAATTATTAATGGTATGAGTAATGGAAGTGATGCTGATGGAGCAAGGATGTCTGGTTCTTGTAAAACAACAAGTGCTTTAGTTGGATTTACAATATTTGCTAGTTCAGGAAATATTGACAGTGGCAAATTTACATTGTTTGGAGTAAAAAAATAATTATGCCAAGATATAAATTATCAAATAACAAAAGAATACAGTTAACAGCAGAAGAAGAAGCTCAAAGAGATGCTGAAGAACAAGCATGGAATGATGGTGCATTTGATAGAGCTATGAAAAATTTAAGAAATAAAAGAAATAGACTATTAGCTGAAACAGATTGGTGGGGTGCATCTGATCATACTATGACAACAGAACAAACTAAATACAGACAAGATTTAAGAGATATAACAAATGGATTAACAACTGTAGAAGAAGTTGAAGCAGTTGAATTTCCAGAGAAACCTTCGGAGTAATCATGGCAATAACTAGACTAGGACCAAATACTGTAAATTTAACAAGCGCCGTTACAGGAACATTGCCAGTAGCTAATGGTGGAACTAATTTAACATCTGGATTTGTTAATGGAGCTCTTACTACTCCAGCGTTTTCTGCTCAACTATCAGCAGCTTTTAATGTTTCAGATGCAACTATGACTAAAATTCCATTAAATACAGAAATTCAAGACACAGATAATTGTTATGATAACTCAACAAATTATCGTTTCACTCCAAATGTAGCTGGAAAATATTTTATAACTACATCTCTTCAAATGAGATGTGATACTTCAAATACAGTAGATGGAGTATTTGTAGAAATATATAAAAATGGAGCTTACGTAGCTAAAGCTGCTGAAGAAAACCAAGGTAGCAGACATTTTGGAAATCATTTAACTGTATCTAGTATTGTAACTATGAATGGATCAAGTGATTATGTTGAGGCTTATGCTTATATAGATGTTTCATCAGGACAAGCATCTGCTGCTGGTGACAAAAGATGTAACTTTAGTGGGTATAGATTATTAACAACATAAAATTAGGAGTTTAATAAATGCTCGGCCTGACTTCCATATCTGGTGCTCCAATATCAACATCGTTCTTTAACCCGAACGTTACTGTTAATGTAACTGCCAATCAATTAACTCTTGCAATTGGTAGTTCTTCTGCGTTAGCAGGAGCTTTTGTAACACCATCTGGTAATCCGTTGACCGTTGGCTTTGGTGCAATTACAGTTAGTGGTGCAGCTAATGTAACACCTACAGCTACGCCGTTTACTTTAGGTATTGGTACAATTACAGTAACCGCTGCAGCGAATGTTTCAGTCACTGGAAACGCATTGACCATTGGCACAGGAAGTGTTACAATAACAGCCGCGGCAAACGTAGAACCAGACGCGACACCGTTAACTTTATCAATAACAGATCCAGGTATCA